AGGGTTTCGATCTGTCCCTCGGTTCCGAACGCCCGTACCCCGTCATACTCATCAGGCAGAATCACATCATCATGGGGGATATGGGGGATGGCCAGAGACCTGACCTTGCGTTTCCCGCCCCGGTCCGTAGTGCCGGGAGACCCCACCGGCATGGTGGGCAAAAGATTTAAAACCCCGTTTCTTTCCTCAACAATGATGGTCCGGGTCCTGACACCACGGCCGGGGAACAAATTCAGTTCACGGACCCGGCCGTAGTTGTTGGGCAATATGTTGATGGCCTTGGTCAGGGATACCACGTTAAAGGCGTCAATTTCGAAAGGATTAATAAGCATGGGTATTTCCTCCGTTTTAGTTTGGGTTATGCGCCTTCACGCTCAACAATGCCCGCAGCCTTCATGGCTGCAAGGGCTGTGGTAGCGCCGAGACCGGCCGCAATGGTGGCGAAATTGGTAATGCTGCGGGCGGCGATGTCCAGGTTTTCCGCCTGGAAGTCTCCGGAAATCTTCCGGAGCCACAGGGTCCCAGCCGCGTCTCCGTCCGCCCATGCACCGCTTGCAAGGGAGATCTTGACGATCTCTGCGGTATCCGCGCTGGTGGCGCCGGATATCACATCCCCCACGGCCGGGATATCCGTCCCGCCGGAGGTGAACTCCATAGGCCATGCCAGGTAATAGGCGTCAATGAGGGCGTCCCGCACAATGGCCACGCCGTCAATATCAGCCCCGTCCGCGTTGTAGGCGTCGATCGTAAAACCATAGGCGTCCTCTGTGCCGTCCACTCCGTCAAAATCGATCTTTTTGGCTTTCCCGCTCCCTGCGGTAACGGTGATGGTGAACGTATCGCCCGCTGCAAAGTCCGGGTCCCCGTCATTGAGAGTGAAATTGATTTGCTCGCTCGTATAGGCAACGCCCACCGTGGCCTGGCCCAGGGTAATGTCATCCGGGTCCTTAACTTCAAAAGTCCCGGCCCCGGAAGCCGCCGCTATGCAGGTGAGGGTGTAGGTTCCGGCCTTTACCTGGTCGCCTGCGGTGACGCCCGTGCATGTACCGGCCCCGGTATTGGTCCCGCCTGCGGTGCCGGTAGTGGGGCACGAGGTCTTGACCTTGCCGATCACGGCCCCCAGGGGCAGGTCCTGACCGTTCAGGATGGTGACGGTTTCACGGGAGTAGAGGTTTCCCTCCTGCTCCCATTTTAAAAGTTCGTTCAGGTAGTAGCCTTCAGTGAGTACGGTCATGGGTTATGCCTCCTTTTGCCTTTGGGCACGCTTTTGGGCGTCGGCCATCACGGGGTTGATCTCCCCGGTGGTTGTAGCGCCCACGGTGGATATGATTTCGTCTTTGCCGCTCTGGGCCGCCTTGGCGTCCAGGACCTTTTTGCGGGCGTCCTCGACGGAGCAGTTTTCCTTAAGCAGCGGAGCCGCCATTTCAGGCATCTGAGCAAGCTGACACATATCCAGGATGGCCAACATCCTGGAGGTGGCTTCCTCCGCACCGGCCGCACGGGCCTCCGCCTGAAGCGCTTCCACGTCAACTGCGGGCAGGGCCGTTTTAGGCATATATCCCAGTTCGGACAGGACAGCATCGGTGTCCACGCCCGCGTCAAGTTCCGGGCTGGTCAGCAGGCCCTCAAGTTGGGTTTTGAATTCGTTTTGGTCCATGTAACTCCCTCCTGTGTCGGTTAAGATTTGTTTGATCGCCGCATCCCAGCTCAAGACCTGGTCCGCCAGGCCGATGTCAACGGCATGCTGGCCCTGGTATATCCCTGCCTCAGTGGCCCGGACCGCCTCTGCGGTCATGCTGCGGTTGCGGGCCACGGTATCGACAAAAAGATCGTAAAGTTCGTTAATCTCCGCCTGCAGCCACGCCATGGCCTCCAGGCTGGGGGGCTCATGGGGGGAAAAGTCGTTTTTCCGCGCCCCTGCGAATATGGGGGTGAATTTTAACCCCTGCTTTTCATCCCACCCGCTCTGGTCCACGTGTAATGCCCGGACCCCTATGGAGCCCGCGCCGCCCGTGCGGGGGATAAAGACCTTATCCGCCGCGGAGGCGATAAGGTAGGCGGCTGAGTAGGCCGTCTCATCCAGCACGGCGTATATGGGCTTAAGACCCCGGGCGTTGTAGATTTCATCCGCCAGGTCAAACACGCCGTGGACCTCGCCGCCGGGGCTGTGCATCCTGAAGATGATCGCCTTGACGCGGGGGTTAGATAAAGCGCTTCTGAACTCCGCCCGGATGTCGTCGTAAGACGTGAGGCCGGATTCTGCGTCAATGCCGTTTTTCTGAAAGACCAGGGAATCATAAACCGGGATCACGGCCAAAACCGCGTCCGTATCATCGGGCCGCCTGTCCGACGCCGAAACCCAGTCACCGGCATCAAGGGCGGCGGGGAGGTCCAGGCCGAGCCTGGGGCCTATGCCGAGGAGGATGGCGTTAAGTTTGGCCTGGTCGATCATCAACGGCGTGTTGACAATTCGGGCGGATAAACGTATCAGAGCGGGTTTACTCATCGTCTGTGTCCTTTTGTTTGTTCTGTGATTTGCCCTTGCTTTCGGTTTTGCGGGCGTCGCTGTCATAGATAAGTCCGAAGCGGTCCGCCCGTTCATTATCCCGTTTGGATTCTTCGTCCACGGCTTCGCTGTCATGACCCCTTTCCGCAACTGACTGAGACCGGGTTTTGAAGCCGCAGCGGACGGCTGTTTTTTCCGCGTTCACGTCTTTTTCCGGGTCCACCCATTCCCAGCCGTCTATATCCCATTTGATGCGGTGGTATTTGCGACGGTTTTCAATGTAATCCGGGATAGCCAGGTCCTTTGAAAGGATGGCCGTGTCCATCCAGCGCTTGACCACCGAACGACAAAACTGAAAGCTTAAGACGTTGTAAATGATCTGCTTGCAGAACCGCTGAAACTCCAGGTTCCCGGCCCGGATGCTGGAGTAATTCACTTCCTTAAAATCCCCGGTGTATTTCTCATAACTCATGGCGCCGAACCCACGGGCAGACCGGCGGTCCTGGCGCTTAGTGAATGCCTCATAACTCCCGCCCACGTCCGCAGGCGTTGAAAACCGCACATCATACCCCCTGGGCAGCTTCGGGTAGGTGCCGGGCTCCAGGGCCACGATTTCCACGTCATCGTCCGTGTCGCCTGCATCATCGTCCCCTGTGCCGAGGGAAGGATAGCCGCCTCCGGCTTCCTCTTTTTCAACGATGAACCCGCCGAACATGGCGGCGCCTTTTTTGCGTACGATCTCCGCGTCATCAAACTGATTGGTCTCATGCTGGGTGACGATGACGGACGCAAGCCACGGGACACCCCGCTTCTGGCCGGGCCGGAGGGGTCGGTATATGTGGAGGATCTCGGACGCCGGGACCCGTATGCGCTCGCCCGTCGAACCCGATGTCATGAAGAATTCCCCCGGGTGTTCTTTAAAGAGCCAGTAGGCGGCCAGTTTGCCGGTCTTTGAAAACTCTTTGCCCATGCGGATCTCGTTTCCGTTGGGGGCGATGGCGTTGTAACCGGCGTCAAGGTGGTCACCCTCTATGACCTGGAGCTGCAAGGGGACGCTTAGGCCGTCCTCGGGCCTGCGGGGCCTGAAACGGACCAGCACCTCTCCTGCCTCCACAAGGGAACGGGCCACCATGGACTGGAGGCCGTAAAAATCAAGGGCCGCATCCGCATCCGCTTCCGGGACCCAGTCATTCCAGAGGGTGAGGATTTCTCGTTTCAGGTCCGCATCATCTAAAAGCCACCTGGGCGTAATGCCCATACCCACCAGGTTGGCGACCAGGATATCCATGCCGCCGGCTGCCAGTGGGTCATTACGGACCAGTTGGCGGGAACGGGAGCGGAGGTTTCCGAGGGAGCTGAAAATCGTGGTGTCCGGCCCGGCCGTGGACGTGCCCCAGGTGTGGAGGCGGCGGCCGGTGCCTGCGCCCTCATAGTGGCTGTTCGCCCGTTTCGGAATGCGGCGGCCGTTTGCGTCAACGATTTTGAGATATGCGGTTTGTCTCATAGTCCCTTGGATGTCTTGATTCTCACAATGGGTTTAAAGCCCGAGGCGGATCTGAGTTCCGCCTGTATCTCCGAGCGGAGGGCTCGCAGTTCGTTTAGCTGGGCCGGGGCGAATTCCGTAACATGGCCCTGAACATCCACGCGGACCACCCGCTCGCCCATGGCCAGGGAGAGGATGGCCGCCCGCACGTTGTCAAGGTCTGTCTGGGTGAATGCCATGAAATCAATCTCCATAAAAAAACCGGCTCGTGTGGGTGTGGCTGCCACACGAGCCGGTT